TATTTTCTTTAGTATAAATATATGCATCTAAAAAAATAAACTATTTTATATTTATTAATGTAGAGTTGCGGCTACGTGAAGAAATTTAATAAAGAAACCTTGCATTGAGTAGAGTCCGCAACCTCGAAAAATGCAAGGTTACTTACTTATATGGATTACAAAAAAATACATGATTCTATAATTGAACGAGCAAAAACAAGAACATTAACAGGTTATAAAGAAAGGCACCACATCATACCTCGTTGTATGGGAGGAGATAATTCGGCAGAAAATTTAGTCGAGTTAACCGCTCGAGAACATTTTTTAATACATAAACTTCTTTGCGAAATATATACAAATCATCATGGAATTCTAAAAGGTTATTATGCAATGGCTATGTTAAAGCAAAATAAAAGAAATATTGCTATAACTGCACGAGAATATGATTATTTACGTACGGAATTTGCAAAGCGCAATACTGGTAAATTAAATCATTATTACGGAAAAAAACATACTGATGAAATACGAGCTAAAATGAAACAAAATAGTGGCCGTAGAGGAAAATCTTCATGGTGTCATGGATTAACAAAAGATGATCCTAGAGTAGCAAAAATTGCTAATGCAACTAGATGGAATGCTGGATTGACGAAAGATGATCCTAGAATACAACAACAAATAAAAAAATCAGTTGCTTCACGTACTGGACAAAAACGAGGTAAATATAATTTACGGTACTTAACATGTCCATATTGCAATTTAACTCATAGTGCGTCTGTAATTAAACGTCAACATATGGATAAATGTAAGTATAAACTTTGAATTGTCAATAATTTTTCATATATTATTAATATAATCCTTTATCTATTTATATGATTCGACTAGGTTATGCCTGTAATAATATGCACCTATCTACATCTAGTATCCGCACCGGTCGTACAATGATTGAGCGCAAATTTAAAATTGGCGGTTTACAATTAGCTTCTGATATTGCACTTGCTAATGCAAAAGATTTTTTAACTATACTTAAATGGAACGAAGAAAATGGCATTCGCCTATTCCGTTTAGGTTCTGAATTGTTTCCTCGTTGGAATCATTATGAGTTGCATGCACTGCCAGGTATTGCCGAAATTACTCAGTATCTTCGTGCTGCCGGTGACTTTGCAAAGCAACATGGGCATCGCATTACAACGCATCCAGGTATGTTTCATATCCTAGGTAGTCCGGATGCTACGATTGTTGATAACAGCCTTGTTAGTTTAGAACGACACAGTGAGTTATTTGATCTTATGGGGTTTGCACCTAGCTTTGAAAATAAGATCAATATACATATTGGTGCTACTTACAATGATAAGCCTGGTACTATTGCCCGGTGGTTAGCTAACTATTATCGTTTATCAGATTCGTGTCGTGCACGGTTAGTTATTGAAAATGATGACAAGGCATCAATGTATTCTGTACGAGAATTATATGAGTATTTGCATGTTCCTACTGCGATTCCGATAACGTTTGACTATTGGCATCACACTTTCAATACCGGTGATTTAACCGAGCGTGAAGCCTTCTTTTTAGCTCGCGAGACGTGGGATAGACATAACGTAACCCAATGTACCCACTATTCAGAATCACGTCGCAGAGAGTCCCAAATCCTCATAGAAGGTATGTTTAAGCATCATAATATTGCAATGGAGGATTTAGCTAAATGGCCTACCTTCCAAAAACAATACAAAGAGTTTACCAAGATTAAAGAACAAGCTCATGCAGATTATATTACTCAGTTACCTAATACATATGGTGTTGATATCTTAGATATTGTGGTAGAAGCAAAGGCTAAGGAGCAATCATTGTTGCAATTAGGTGTTAGGTGTTGTCAAGAAAATACCGCATTAATTTTAGATTAACATATTTATATATAGTATTAATAATAACAAAAAAAAAGGGTTACAATGGCACATTACCGTTACAAAAACAAAGTTACTGATGATTTAGAAGCTACACGTGAAATTATACGTTTATTAGGTAGAATGATTACAGAAGGCAAAATTGACAAAGATTCAACGCTAGACAATTTAGGCAGGGCATTAAAAAAAGTAGAATCAGCAATCTATTACATTGAACGAGAATAATATGAAAGTTAAAAAGAGCTATGTGCCGAAAGGCTTTAAAAAAATGCAATGTAAATATTGCACCGATATATGTAACCGGGTTGATGAAAATGCCACAGCAATAACTTGTGCAATATGTACATCTAAGCTCGTAAATGGGCAAACATTGGAACTAAGAAAATAATTACATATATTAAATAAAAAAGTTATGATTGAAGCAGAAAAAATAAAATCCAATTGGGAAAGATACCGCGGATTAGTTAACACGTCATTTCCTACTCGTAAAGATGCATTAAACCAAATGTATGATGCATTAGAAGACCGTATGGTATTTATGCCAGCATCTTCAATGGAACATTTCCATAATGCATTTGCAGGAGGTTATGTTGATCACGTACTTAGAGTAATGGATTGTGCAGTAACATTGCATAATACTTGGACCGCAATGGGGGCTGATATGTCAGGATATACCCAAGAAGAATTAATGTTTGCCGCAATGCATCATGATTTAGGTAAGGCAGGTTTCCCAGGTGATGGCAATGAAGTATATCAAATTGAAACTTCAGATTGGCATCGCAAGAATCAAGGTAAACTTTACAAGACAAATTCAAATATTCCTTTTACAATGGTACCAGATCTTTCAATTTGGTTGTTACAGGAATACAATGTTAAAATGTCTTGGACAGAATATCAATCAATTAAGATACATGATGGGTTGTATGATGAGGCAAATAAACCGTATTTTATTGCTCGTTCAGCACAAGCTAGATTGAAAACAAATTTACCTATCATTTTGCATCATGCAGATCATATGGCATCTACCATTGAATTTGAGCGTTGGAGGACGGGGAAAACATCTTCCCCGGCACCGGTTGCAGACAAAAGCAAAACACAAAAAAGTAACGGATTAAAAAACTTAGCAGAAAATAATCCGGAAGTTCAAAAATCATTAAATGATATTTTTAAAGCATTCCAATAATGACAATATTTTTATCGATAACAAGCATTGTGTTTGCAATTGCTTTTGGATACTTTGCTCGTAGAGCATATGTATTAGCCGGTTTACTAGCAGATAGTGATGATCATCATGAATCCGTTGAAATGACAAATATGTACATGTATTCTAAAATATGCGAATCGTATACTAAAATGCAAGAAATTGACCGCATTGGTGCCTTTGAACAAGATGATGAAGCAGGAACAACGTTTTCATTGTTAAAAGAAGTAATTATTAATCTTAAAACGGAATTTGATGGCGAAGCGAGCAAAGAAGAAAAGTAATAATTACTTTACCAAGATAACTGATATAGCTATTAGTGCTTATAATAAATCAGATAGTACAGTAAAGCGAGAAAAAATATATCGCCGGTTTATCTATCCAGCATTTATGAAGTTAGCTGAAAATCTAATTAACAAAATGAAACCAGGTTATATTGATTCAACGTTTTACGATTTACAAACTGACTTAGTTACTTTCTTAACAGCTCGATTAGATAAATTTAATCCAATTGCCGGTAAAGCCTATTCGTATTATACAAGAACGTCATTTAATTATCTAATAAGTGAAAATCAAAAAGCATATGCAAAACTTAAACAAACTACGCAAACTTTAGATATTGATGAACAACGCAATATTATCACAGAAATTCACAATAATGAAATGCGAGAAACATTGCGTTACTTTATGGATGCGTATATTGAATATTGTTATGCTAATCTAAATTATATTTTCATTAATGCAACAGATATACATGTAGCAGATTCGATACTTCATATTTTTGAAACTCGAGAAAACATAGAAGATTTTAATAAAAAGGCATTGTATATTTTTATACGTGAGCGTACCGGCTTAGCAACTACAAACATTACCCGGGTAATTAAAACATTTAAACAAATTTACGATACCAAATTTAAAGAATACGAACAATCAGACTTCATAAAATTGCCGTTTTGATATTTATATATATAAATGTCTCATTATGGATAAAAACGAAGAATTATTTAAAGGTACATCTTTTGCAGATTTAATGTCTGATGTATATCATAACAGCAAAAAGAAAGACCGACAAATTACACAATTAATAGCACAGTTGCAACCGTTGATTCGGAATGCATCTGATGCTACAATCATAGTACCCTTAATCAAAGAGTACCTAGATGTTGCAGTTAAGAATGATGATCATCTCGTAAAATTAACTGCAATTGTTCAACGCTATATTTCAACTCAACAAACTATTGCAGGAGCTGACTCCTTATTAAGTGATGACGAGAAACTTCAATTACTTAGAATTGCAGAATCAACATTAGAAACTGAATTAATTGATGAAATTGAGGATTTGCACAAATTAGATCAACATGATCGCGTTATGCAATCTAAAATAGATCAAGCAAAACAAAAGTTATCAAATGACAAATCATGAACAGGTAAAACTTGAATTAGCAGAAGTAATAGGAATCAATGGCACATTAAATTACATTGAATCTTCTACGACACAGGCAGGGAATGCTGATCAGCTATTTTCAATTCAAGTTCAAACTGTTAATCGATATACAAGCAAAAAAGATATTCGTACTGCTAGACCAATCAATATGAATGTACTGCAAATTCCATTGATTGGTGAACATGTTTTAATATTCAACGCATATAATCAACAAACTACATTAACTAATACCGGAATACAATGGTATTATTTTCAGCCATATGCAATACAATCCAATATTAATTCAAATTTAGTTCCCGGTATTTCATATCGCGATACAATTAATAACTCGGATGTTGAGTCTGTTAAGCCTGGTGAGAATTTTATTACTGCATCTATATCTCCATTGCAACCATATGAAGGTGACATTATACATCAAGGTCGGTATGGTAATACAATTAGATTAAGTAGCACTACAAATTATTCAGCTGCAATGTTGCCAACTCCATGGCAAGGTAATACAGCTGGTGATCCTATTATTATAATTTCAAATGGTCAAAAGAATTTACCTAATAGAAAATTTGTAGTTGAGAATATACAAGAAGATCCAGCATCAATATATTTAACAAGCACTCAACGATTGCCAAATTTTAAGCTAAATAATGAATTGAATCAAGCATTTGGTTCAGCTGAATTTGATTACCCACAATTAATTTGTACTGCAGATCGAATTACATTAAAATCAAAATCTGATCACATTATTTTAGATTCGCAAACGGGTATTGAAATAAATTCTCCTAAAATATATTTAGGTAGTTCCCGTGAAAAAGAACCATTATTACATACTGATGCAGTTGTTAAACTATTACAAAAATTAATTGATGTATGCAGTATGGGCTTTGTTGATGCAGGTGGTAAGATATCGACACCGGTATATAATGCATTACAAGATGCCGGAACGTTATTAAAACAAATTAAAAATTACAACATAATGGTTGATAAATATAAAAACTAATGGCAATCGGAGCAACAATACCAGCAACATTAATAAAGCAAATAATTCCGCTGTTAATGAAACAAACAGAACAACTTTCTGATATTGCAACTAAATTTACCGATAAAGTTATGCAACTTAATTCAAAAATAAAATGTTCTGATCCGCAAGTTACCCAATTAAAATCTGATTTAGAAAACATTTATCAATTGATTACTACAATTAAACAAGGATTAAATTCTATTAATAATATTGTACCAGTAATTACTACCATATCCACGGTTGCAAAACTTTTAAAAACAATTCAATTGGCAATTCCTTCAGTGCCAGGTGTACCAGCTGGGCCAGTGACTGAACTAATTAATACATTTGATAATTTAGGTACTAATGCTAAATCATCAACTGCATCTTTGCAAGGCTTAATTTCTAGTATTAATGCTAGATTTGATTTAATTAATAAATCATTGGCAATTGCAATAGATAAGTTAGCATCTATATGTAATAGTGATACTTTCAATGTAACGTCAGATATTGCGGCGGAATTAGATGTCATTAATTTAGATTATAATTCTTTAGCACCAACACAATTTTATACAACATTAAATGTATCAGATGATGATTTACAAAATAGAATTGCAATTATACAAGATTTATTACAACAACAATTGAATATATTACAAAATCTTAAAGAGGCTCCTAGTAAAGTGATAGCGGGAGTATTAACACCATCCGCTGATACTGGAGATATTAATGATTATTATATTTCAACCGACGAAGAAAAAATATATGGTCCAAAAACAACTGCTGGTTGGGGTATCGGCATAAATATCTAATCAAATTTACATTCATTCATATTTATTAATAAAGTTATTATATGGATTCAAAAACATTAATCAAAGCACTTAAAATAGCCGTACGTGATGTTATTAAAGAAGAATTAACTGAAATACTTCGAGACGGACTACAATCAACTATCAATGAGATAAAATCATCATCTCCGGTACCGGCCAGTCGGGCAACAGGTAGACCGGTGCAACAACCACCGGTGAAAAACAAAGTACAATTTCAAAAAACAGGGTTTGCAGATATTTTAAATAGTACGCCTTCGATGAAAGATGCATCTCCAGCAATGTCTAGTTTTTCAGACTTGATGAATGAAAGTTATCAAGATTTATCATTTACCTCCGCTGATGCACAAGGGTTTGGAATGATGCGTACGGGTCAACAACCAGCAACGCAACAAGTAATGAATGATCCAGAAACCGGACAGACATTTCAAGTTGATCCCGCAGTTCAAAAAGCAATGACTCGAGATTATTCGGCATTAATGAAAGCAATTGATAAAAAGAAAGGTAAATAATGGGGTATACAGTAGTAACTTCTAATAATGCATTGATTAATGATATTCAATTGCCAATTGGTATTGGATTAAATTTTGAAACTTCACAATTATTTGATAGAATCTATCAAAATACAACTCAAGTTCTTAACAATTTAAAACTTTTATTATTAACAAAAATGGGCGAACGCTACGGAATACCAACATATGGATCGGAGTTATTATACGTATTATTTCAACCAAACTTAAATAATTTAAAAGATGCCGTCAAAGAATTAATTCGAATTCCGATAAATAAATGGCTACCTAACGTTAATGTTATTGATATTGTTATTACTACGTCAGAAGATGACCCAAATCTGCAACATGAAATTGAAATTAAAATAATATTTTCTGTAGATGATACATTGGTCCAAGAATTAAATATTAATACAACAGAATTTGGAACAGTGACAACATCTACAGGTGTTGTAATTTAGGAAATTTATGGAAACAAAAAAAGATATATCATATTTATCAAAAAATTTTAGCGAGTTTAGAACCAATTTAATTGACTTTGCTAAACAATATTTTCCAAACACCTACACTGATTTTGATACATCGTCTCCTGGTAGTATGTTTATTGAAATGGCTGCATATGTAGGAGATGTTCTTAGTTTTCACGCAGACACCAATTTAAAAGAATCATTTTTACAACATGCAACGGAACGAGAAAATGTATATGATATAGCTCGTATGTTAGGATATAAACCTAATAATATAGTACCTGCCTCTGTTGATTTGGATATATTTCAATTAGTTCCAGCTATTGGTACTGGTGTTAATGTTCAACCGGATTTTAATTATGCATTGTCAATTAAACCCGGGTTAGTTGTAAAACAAAATAATGGAGCTGCTACTTTTAGAACATTGGATACAATTAATTTTATGTATTCATCATCATCAGATCCTACTGATATAACTATATATGACGTGAATTCAACTACAAAATTACCTACATATTATCTTCTTAAAAAATCAGCTCGAGCAATTTCTGGTGATGTACGAACTCAAAAATTTACATTTAGTACGCCAGTGCCTTATGATAAAGTGGTACTATCTGATACAAATATTGTAGAAATTATATCAATGGAAGAATCGGATGGAGATAATTGGTATGAGGTTCCGTATTTGGCACAAGATACTATATTTGAATCAGTTCCTAACTTAATAGAAAATGATCCGGAACTTTCCGCCTACCGTTCTAGTGCTCCAAATTTATTAAAATTAAGAAAAACTGCAAAAAGGTTTATAACAAAACTGCGCAGTGATAATAAATTAGAATTACAATTTGGCGCTGGTATATCTGATAATAACGATGAGGAGATATTACCAAATCCGGATAATGTAGGAAATGGCCTATCTAACATACGCCGTACAATTGATATTGATATTGATCCATCTAATTTTTTATATACTAGAACATACGGTCAAGCTCCATCAAATACTACATTAACTGTAACTTATTCGGTAGCAAATGGTATTTCTGATAATGTAATTGCTGATGTACTTACAATTATTGATCAAATACAATTTCATGATGATATTAATTCATCCATTGGTGCCGGTTTAACTAATTTTATTAAAGGAACTGTTGCTGTAAATAATCCAATGCCAGCAGCTGGTGCAAAATCTAATGAATCTGCAACAGATGTAAAAAATAATGCATTGGCTGCATTTGCAACTCAAAATCGTTTAGTAACTAGAGATGATTATATTATACGTACTTATTCAATGCCAGCAAAATTTGGTAGTGTTGCAAAAGCATATATCGTACCAGATGATCAATTATCACAACAAGATGCAACTACAAATAGAATTGCAAATCCATTAGCAATGAATATGTATGTGTTAGGATACAATGAATCTAAACAATTGACACAATTAAATGATGCAATCAAAGAAAATTTAAAAACATATTTAGGTTATTATCGCATATTAACGGATGCGGTGAATATTAAAGATGCATTCATTATTAATGTAGGTATTGATTTTGAAATTTCAGTATTACCAAATTATAACAGCAATGAAATACTTCTTCGTTGTGTTGACGTAGTTAAATCTTTGTTTGATATTACGAAATGGCAAATAAATCAACCAATAATTAAATCAGATATTACAACGTCATTGGCCAATGTAAAAGGTGTTCAAAGTGTGGTTGGTGTTAAATTATTAAATCTATATGATACTGATTTTGGTTATTCCGGAAACATATATGATTTACACACTGCAACTCGCAATGGTATAGTGTATCCTTCATTAGATCCTAGTATTTTTGAATTAAAATATCCAAATCAAGACATCCGGGGACGCGTAGTAAGTTATTAATTCGCCTATATTTATACTAAAAGTATATTATGTTTAGAATATTTTATCCAGAAGCTGATGCTACTGTATATGAAAGTGTACCAACTACAAATACAGGATTAGATGAAATTTTAGAAATTGGTAAACGATTAGGAACGGATGGTTCTACATTACAAAAATCTAGAATATTAATCAAATTTGATATGGCTGAAGTTACTGCGGCGGTTTCAAAATATGCAACTAATATTAGTTCATCTAAATTTGTATTACAATTATATACCAGCACTGCAAAAAATTTACCAGCTCAATATACAATTGATGCACAAATGGCCGGTCAACCATGGACCAATGGTACGGGATATTTAGCATCAAATCCAATTGTATCAAATGGTGTACAATGGGCAACTCCGTATGCATCTTGGTTATTGGACTCACAAACGGGAGGAATGTGGATTTCTAGTTCACAACAAATTGACTTAGGAACATCAGGAATACGGATATCGGGTTCAGGCGCGGGTGGCAGTTGGCTGTACAGCACGGGTAGCACATCGTTTTCTAGTTCGCAGGCATTTTCCTATCAAACAACTGATTTGTCGATAGATGTTTCTAGTTTAATTTTAAAATGGGTTAGTGGAAGTAACAGTCAATCGATTGATAATAATGGATTCTTACTTAAATTTTCTAATACCGATGAATCCACAGATGCTGTTACTGGTTATATAGATTTTTTTAGTCGCGATACCCATACAATATATGTTCCTAAATTAACAATGTATTGGAATGATACGGTTTATTCATCATCATTATCAGCTGCAGATTTAGAATCATACACGGTATATACCAAATTAAAATCTGAATATAAAGACACTGAAATAATTAAAATGCGTATTTATACACGGGATAAGTATCCTCAAAAATCACCAACAAATTTATTTCCAACACAAACGGTTAAGCGATTGCCGGCGACTACATATTATACAATACTAGATGCGGCTACAGATGAGACCATAATTCCCTACGACGATATTTATACTAAAGTAAGTTGTGATAATACCAGTAATTACATCTATATTGATATGAATGGATTTATGCCGGAACGATATTATCGTTTACAATTCAAAATTGAAGATGGATTTACGGAACAGTATATTGACAACGATGTATATTTTAAAGTAGTTAGATAATGTTAATACCAAAATTAAACATAAATAAATTATTAGATCCCGCAAAAGTTCAGCAGGCAATAAAATACCAAAACAACTTAACTGTAACATCCAATAATTCTAACATTATTCCTAGGGATGATGCTGGAAACATACAATTGGAATCTAATCTAGAAACAAATCCATTGCTTATTATTGAACCGGTTGCAACTAAAATATTTTTAACGTCAATGCTTAAAGTGTTGGATACAAGATTTCAATATTTTAAATTTCCTGCAACAACGCGTGTTATTGATGCGGCACCGGTTAATATTGATTTAACAATACCGGAATTAGAAGCACCAATATTGGATCCAATATATGCTCGGTATAAACCATCTGAAGACAGAAGAATTAACACCGGTGATACTAATCAAGATGGTGATCAAAGATATTCAGGTATTTTAATGGATGAAGTTGTTGATGGATTACCACAACAAAATGCAAATGGTTATTTTATAACTAAAGATATTAAAAATACCGGAAGTGATCTTCGTTTTAGAATTAAACTAAATCACACATATCAAACAGATGTAGCTAGTTACGGAACTTCATATTTTTCAGTAATATTAAATTCACCAGATCGCGGATTGGTTCGTGAATGGAAAGGCCCGTTTGCAAATAATTCAATTTCAAATCCAACAGAATTTGGGTCAATATATCATGATGAAATACAAGACTTAAATTTAGATATAACAATTCTTAATGAGGAATTTGAAATTGGAGATACTTTGAGTATTGGTGCATTTGCTGGGCAAAACGATGATTCTGCTTATCATTTTATAACGGCTGAACAATCATATTGGACGATAACAGATGCAAATAAAAATGTAGATGATTGGAATCAAGAAATTAAGATGATTGGAATCAAGAAATTAGCTAATGTTAACACAATATAAAAATATCAAACAAATACAAACGGCGTCAGGTTCAATATCTGCAGAACGTTTATCTACGAGTAAAACAGAATTTGCAAGTTTTGAAGATGAAATTGTTTATTTTAATACCGATATAAATAAACAAGATGATTCACAACGTGTTGAAATGCACGTGTATGCTGGCGATACGTGGATTACTGGTAATCATAAAGTTCAATTACAAACTAAAATACCAGAATATCGCAACAAACAAACTAATAAATTAATTCAATTCCCAGCACAGCCATTGGCTATTGATTTATACAATGAATTCAATCAGTTAAAATTATCAGCTGGTGCTTTTCGTATTGCTGTTAATTTTTTTAAGAATTTAATTGGTAACTATGATCAACAATATCTACGAGTAGACGAAATATCACCAGATCGTACAGAAATTAGATTACGTGCAATTGATGCTGATAACCCGGATTATTTGACTCAAATTACATCATATATTCAAACTGTTAAACAAACTACAGATACATATTATAAAAATTATCTATTAAATTTTAGTAGAAATAACTGTGTATTATTTGTTAATAGTGTAGTTATTGGCGAATATTTATATGTTAAATTAGCAGATCCGCTAGACACAACAATCAATGTTGATTTTAAATGTTGGGTAGTTGCAGAACAAAAAGATGCTTATATTGATCGCGTTTCAATTATAGTTAAATCACCAGAAAGACAATTTAATAAATTATCTAATCCAAATTGGGATGCAAATTCTACAATTAATATTTCTTCGGAAACTGGATTTAAAACTTGGACTGATATATTAGGATCATCAACCCAAACATCGCAACAAATTGTTGATAACTATTTTTCTGGAAGTTTATCTGGAGTTAAATTAAATATTGATTATACTGATTTTAATACATTTGTATTCTATAGTTCAGCAACAGAACGTTTAGAAAATTTCAAATATAAATTACATCTACTTGAATATTATACTTCACAAAGTTTAGTTGTATCACAAATTTCTGGATCCGTTGCTACAACTAATCAGGCAGATTATCAGCAACAACAAACTAGTTTAGTTAGTGGATTTGACGATTTTGAAAAATATTTATATTATCAATCGTCATCAAAAGTAACTACCTATGAAATTCCTATTATTAATGCAAATGTATCTGATTTAACAGGAAGTTACATACAGCCTGTACCAAAATCTTCAGCCGTAGTACCATATACATTATATCCAATATCTAGTAGTCAGTTTACTGCGTGGTATGAAAATTTATTTAATTCTGCATCATACTATGATTCCATGAATATAAATTCTTTAGCATACGCAGTTCCAGAATTCATTAGATCTGATGTTAATAGTCAGTCAGCGATTACATTTGTTAATATGTTAGGACATCATTTTGATATTCTTTATACATATATCAATCATATGACCCAAACGCTAACCCGTGAAGAAAATCCAAAATTAGGTATGCCAAATGAATTACTATATTCTGTAGCAAAACAATTCGGATGGAACTTGATCGATGGTAATCAGCAATCAGATTTGTGGTCATATGTATTAGGTACTGATGAATCTGGTATTCCACAAACTGGTTCAAATTCAGTTAATGGAACTTCATTGTCAGCCCAAGACCGAACATATACCATATGGCGAAGAATTGTAAATAATTTACCATTACTTTTAAAATCTAAAGGTACAAAACGAAGTGTTCAGGCATTGTTATCATGTTACGGTATTCCGCAATCCATGATTTCAATTAATGAATATGGTGGCCCTAGATTAGAAAGAGCTCCAATATATGAAAAATTAAATTTTGATTATGCATTGGATTTGAGTAGCAGCGCTGCAGGTACCGTATCAGTTAATTATACATCCCCTATAAACGCAGTACAACTACGTTTCCGTGCCGATGATATTGTAGCAAACCCATTTATCCCGAACACGATGAACTTGTGCACAGTAGGGGCTAACACCGTCACAATCGATTTTACTAGTGGTAATAAAGGTACAATGCGGTTAAATGGTACTAGTTCTGCAAATATTGAAATATATAATGACGAATGGCTTACTACCGTATTAAGAACAAATGGAACTAATTTAGATTTAATAACAAAAAAATCCAAGTACGGTAAGATTGTAGCCGCAGTGTCTGCATCTGCAACTGCTTCATTTGCTGGTACTGGAACTGTTACCTTAGGTGGTAATACTAGCGGAAGTCGATTTGTAGGACAATTACAAGAATTAAGATTATGGTCATCTAGTTTACAAGATTCTGCCTTTGACAATCACGTTAAAGCGCCAGCTGCTTATAATGGAAATGTAGATGCATATTCTGAATTATTATTTAGATTGCCACTAACACAAAAAATTAATCATGCCCTTACTAGTAGCTTACCAGGTGTTCAACCAGTTTCTTCTAGTATCACAGCATCATTTACAAGTTGGACATTGCCAACTCCATATGATTCATATGAAGAAATATATTATTATGATTCAATATCATTAGGTGCTGGTACATTTGATGACAATAAAATACGTATTGAATCCAATAATTTAATTGGCACATTAGATGTTAAAACTAGAGCTGAACGCAGTCAATTTGATACAGCACCATTAGATAGCAAAAAACTAGGAGTATATTTTTCTCCGCAAACAATGATTGATGAAGATATCATTGCTCAATTAGGATTCACTGATTTAGATCAATATATTGGCGATCCGGGAGAAACGGAAGCTAAATCATATCCTAGATTGATACAAGCTGCCCAAGGCTATTGGAAAAAATATACTGATAAAAATGACATTAATGAATATATCAAATTATTTACATTGTTTGATTTATCATTCTTCAAACAACTAGATCAGCTGTTACCGGCACGCGTTGATAAAATTACCGGTATTGTAATTCAACCAAATATATTAGAACGTAGCAAAGACACTATACTTCCTAAATTAAAACAATTTGATTCTACATATTATGCATTAATTGAAGAAACACACCCAACGGCATCTGGAGATTATTTACAATATCTAGGCGCAATTGATGGAGACATATTAACAATTTCAGCACAAGATGATGACCAATTGCAAATGTATTTAACGGCATCACAAGGTGAAAAATATGATGGAACTACATATTCATATGAATATCTAATTAGATCAGGTAGTACATATATTACTGCATCGACTCCGTATTGGAGAAGTGAAGGTTTATGTCTTGCAATTACTGGTAGTACATTATCAGAATATTCTGAATATAAAAATATTATCAATTTAACTGCTAGTTATACTCCTTCGCAGTTTAGTGATTATTTACCAACCGGAATTGACAATCAACGATATTCGGGTGCAAAAATGACATCACCTGGATTTAATATTAGTTCTACACAAACATCAGATGGCGGTCCGGTGGTAGAATGGCGAACGGCAAATCCAAATCAATTGATCTATCAAAACAATGGCGAACAAGGAAGTTTTGTATTGGTATAATTTTTATACTATACATATTTATATGAAATAAAGGTTAAAACAATATGGGATACTTAGATAATTCTAGCGTTACAATTGACGCAATACTAACATTAAAAGGTCGTGAATTACTTGCAAAGGGTGGAAATGCATTTCAAATTACACAGTTTGCATTGGGAGATGATGAAATTGATTATTCATTATGGAATCCAGATCATCCACTAGGAACTGATTATTATGGTACTATTATAGAAAATATGCCAGTAACAGAAGCAATTCCGGATGAAACTCAAGCATTAAAATATAAATTAGTTACTTTGCCAAAACAAACAACTAATATTCCGGTTGTGAATGTAGGAAACACTGCAATTACATTAGCCGCCCCAGGCGATAGTTCTATCATTGCACCTAATACAAGCAATTTCCAAGGCGGAAATGCAAATTTAGGATATACAGCTATTTTGTCTGATTCATCAGTTGCAGATATTCAAGTAACTAGAGCATTACAGAATTCAACACTGCCAACCACTCCGCGTTTTATTGGAGATAATGAAGATGCACAAAGTATTGCAGTTGCTGGATTTGAATTCCGCATTGTTGGTAAAACTCAAATGATTGAAGATAAAACAGCAACGGTTACGGTAATTGGTAATGAAACAGGTGGTAGTGTAACAATTACATTAACAGTTAAAAAAGCAACTACAGCAACTATATAATAGGTAAAAAAAATGAATTATACAAATTTAAAATCTCAACCACGTCATGGCGGTTTTCCTAGATTACCGGCACAGATAGTACGAGAAAATCAACAATTACGAGATCAAAATCAAGTATTAAGTACAGCTAATAATGGAATTACAGATCAAGTTAGACAATTAGCGCAACAACTTGCAAATCAAATGGTGGCTGAACAACAGCAGACACAAATATTAGCTCGTAACGGTAGAACATATACTAAATTTGATACTGCTAATGATATCATTTCAAATCAAACTGAAACTGTTACAGCAGGATTGTGGTCAGATAATTTAGCAAGTTTAGAAACATTTTTTACGTCATCAACACAGACTACATCACAACGTCGTTATTATGTTGATACATATCACAAAGCTACTACAGAAACAGGATCCGCAGTACAATTTTCTTTAGCTTTTGGTCATGCATTAGGAAGTGGATCTGATTCGCAAGGTCAACTTAATGATTCTCCTAGTAAAGCAATTTATTCACAATACCGACAACTATTACTTGCTCCTACAGATACACGATTTACAACGGCAGGATCCGGAAGTACGGATTATATCTATATAGTTAATTTTAAACGTAACCGATTAAAAGAACGTTTAGATGCAGGTAATTTTGAGTTACCATTACGTCAAATTGCACCCGGTCGTCCAACAAATGCAACAGGCAGTGTTGCAGTATCTAGTTCAACGGCAATTATTACATTGATTGATGATTCATCAATTTCATCTGCAACTGTAGGTGATTCTGGAAAAATATATAATATAGTATCAGGGTCAATTAACGGCGGAGTATTTAATCCATCCGCACCGGTTTATTATGGATTAGTTTATCCAGATTATGGAACATTGGTATTAGACGGTAAAATGTTAGACCAACAATTAAAGTTCCAAACTAATACAGGTTCTAGTTCTGAAGGTAATAATCATTTTGCATTGTTCCATTCAATATCAGGATCTGCATTAGTAACAAATCCATCAACATCAGATCCATATGGTTTCTTAGCACGTAATTCAGAAAAAGTAACAAGTACACATTATTTTGTAAGGGTAAAAAATGCGGAATATAATTTTTCTAATAATCCTTCGTATGTTACGGGGAGTGTTGGACAAGTAGCACAATCAACTTTTATCGGTGATCCGAAAACATATATTACTACAGTAGGATTGTATAATGATTCACAACAATTATTAGCAGTTGCAAAACTTTCTAAACCATTATTGAAATCATTCCAGCGAGAAGCATTGATTAGAGTCAAGCTAGACTACTAAAAATAACAGTAATTAGAGCCCGTTATATTTATATGTATAACGGGTTTTTACTATTATGGCAGAATCGAAAATACAAGAACAAACTACTTATAATGGCCCAATACCTACGGTCTTTAAAAAGATTAATGCATCTGATGTAAAAGTTACACCATTTCAAACATATAAATCGTGGTCGGTTACATCAGGTAGTGCAACTTCTAGCGCATTACCACTTCAAGCAATTTATTCTGATATCGATTATTTGCCAGCATTAGGTTCTAATTTAACATTTAATGATGCAAAGAACGTAGATGACTCATTACAAACAATTACATATTTTTCAATCAATCATTTATATTATAAACATAAATTAGACCCGATGAAAACCTATGGTCCTACCGATTTAAACAGGACTAAGAAGTTTTTATATCAGTCAGCATCCATTATATCATTTCCGCAAGTACGTGTAGGAGAAGGCATTAAACCAGCTTCATTTACCATGACAGCAAGTTATGTTAGTGGTAGCGGCATATATGGATCTGGATCATACGGAACAGCATCTTATTCAACTAACGTGCCTCTCTATATTAAATCTGACAGATATAGTAATTTGTATAATGCGGCATTTGATACGAGTTCTATAATATCTGGAGTAAAATTTTATGAAGGATTCAATGAATATTTTGATTCTTCTAGAATTACATATGAATATGCAAATGTAAATTTTGTTCCAGGAATACAATACGTTCCTAGTTTAACTCAAAATCATGGATTACTTGCTAGATTTGCTGGAACTGGTTATATAAAAACTGAGCTTGATGGGTATTATGATCGTAATCATGATTATGCAATTTCATTTTGGATTTTTGCAACAGCCACCGGAAGTGCGTCAAATTTAATCATGGCAAAAGCTTCTAGTTCATTAACACCACAATATCCATTTAAAATCGAAGTAGATACAAATCGATTGGTATATACAATTGCTGGCAGTACTACGTTTAAATCACAGATAACCTCTACTATCGATATTGATGCAACATCGCATCTACATGTAGTATGTCAAAAATCTGGTAGTACTATGCAAATTTGGATAGATGGGAATGTAGATATAGATGCTACTAATAACTTGTTAATTGATACAATGTCACCATTTACAGCATCAGCTCGTATTGATAATTCAGATCCATTATATATTGGAGGTTGGGAATCTAACGCAAATATGACCGGAGATATAGATGAAATACGTATTTTTAATCGAGCATTAACTGCAACGGAAATTGGATATCTAGCCGATCGGCAAGTAGGCGGTGCATTTATGCAAACAAATCACGTAGGAAACGTATTTACTAAACAAGGTGTTGCTGTTATTTCTACTCCAGATTATCGATTTAATAATATTTTAAATTTACCATATACTGCATCATATCGTAGTACTAAAACAATTTATGAATTAGGTGTTTTAGCAAATGCTGATGCAGGTGATTTTAATATGTCATCCAATATTTCATTAACAGCGGATGATGATTCTACTTATTATAATTTTGTTACCGGGAGTGCATTTGCACCATATGTTACTACAATTGGATTATATGATAATGCCGGACAACTTCTAGCAATTGGTAAATTAGCACAACCAATTCGCAAACGTCCAGATGTGGATATGAATTTTTTAATTAGAATAGATTTAGATAAGAATATATCATGATAAGATTAAAACAACTTTTGCGTGAGTTATCTGACTCAGAAAAAACTAGATTGTTAGATAAAATAAAAAACAAACAATTTCGTTTAATCGGTGGAGGTGATAATGGCCGTGTCTATGAGATTGATGGAGAAGATAAAGTTTTTAAAATTACCACTGAACGCGATGAATTTGAAGTTGCTACAATTATTGTAAATCGGTCAGCTGAATTTACATGTTTTATACCGGTATATTATATTAGTGATCGAGAACAATTATATATAATGGCAAATGCAGAAACATTGCCAGAATCCGATCGTATTACTATTGATAAATTTATGGAGCAATTTAAACAATTTGCAAGATCAGAAGGCGGGGAAGTTTCTATATTTGATTTTTTAGATGCAGATGGTGCACGAAATACAAATGTTGCACTTGTAAATTTTATACGTGCTTTGCAACGAGATGTTGAAAAATTAGACATTCCGGATTTTGAATTAGATTTAGATTTTAGTTCGTCAAATATGATGATATGGAATAATAAATTAGTATTAGTAGATTGGTAAATAAAAATAAGTTATGGCAAAAAATCACTTTCACAGCTCAGGAAATTCAAAGCGAGCTGCAGCAATTAAATATGGTTATAAATCTGGATTAGAACATACTGTAGCAGATTGGATAAAAACTACTGCATATGATTTGAAATATGAGACAGAAATCATACATTATATAGTACCCGAGCGTAAAGCAAAATATACACCAGACTTTGTATTTACAAAACGCACCGGCCAATTTATGTTTATTGAAACAAAAGGACGATGGACAACAGCCGATCGTACTAAAATGAAACATGTATTACAATCAAATCCAGGTGTTGATATTCGTATGGTATTTCAAAATCCAACACAACGATTGTCAAAAACTAGTAAAACTACGTATGCTGAATTTGCATTAAAAATGGGAATAAATCATGTTGCTAAAAAAGATATCCCTGAAGAATGGTTATTAGAATGCGTGAAATCCGGCGAATCTCCGATAAATGTTAAACGTTTCTTTGAATAAGGTTTGATTTTAAAATTATTTTTAATATATTGATAAAATATATATGACATTTATTATATTAATAGATTAAATCATTTATTAATTTGATCGTTTGATCAGTAATGAAATGTATGTGTCAAACAAATATTATTTATATTATTATTAATAATTAATTGGATTTCTTACAGAATTTCCATAATATATTAATATGAAGAATAATAAATTAATTCAATTACTAGAATCCATATTAGGTAAAGGAAAACCTACGTCGGGTGGTAATATTACATTCTTCTCTCCATTTACTTCACATCATAAACCTAAATTAGAAATTCGTAGTACTCCGGACGAAGTTGGAAATTATACATGGCATTGTTGGATTACGGATAAAAAAGGTAAAAGCATTTACTCGTTGTTTAAACAATTAAATTTACCTAAAGAACGTTTAGAACAACTTAATCGTATAATTGAATCAACCCGGTACCGAGTTAATGAAAAAGAAATAAAAACCAATCAAACAATTCAATTACCTGCGGAATATGCTCCACTTTGGATTAAAAAAAATACACCTGATTATCGCAACGCAATTCATTACTTAACAAACAGAGGTGTAACGGTTTTTGATATTTTAAAATATAGAATAGGATATTGTGAATCTGGAGAATATTCTGGCAAAATAATTATTCCTAGTTATGATCGAGATGGTCAATTAAATTATTTTGTTAGTAGAGCATTTTATAAGGCAGATAAATTCAAACATAAGAATCCAAAAATTTCTAAAGATATAATTGGATTTGAAATGTTAATTAATTGGGCTGAACCAATTGTATTATGTGAAGGGTCATTTGATGCAATCGCAGTTAAGCGAAATGCGATACCGTTATTCGGCAAAATAATACAACCGGCACTACAAAAGAAAATTATTGAAGAACGAGTTAAAAACATTTATATATGTTTAGATGCTGATGCATTAAAAAATGCATTAACAATTGCTGAAAAATTTATCGGTGAAGGCCTCAATGTTTACTTTGTTGAATTGCAAGATGCGGATGCGTCTGAATTAGGATTTCATCAAATTACCGAAATTTTAGAAAACACAATTATACTAACATTTGAACGTATAATGGAACTCAGAATGGGATTATTATGGACATAAAACATATTGATACATCGATCACGCAGATTGATAAAATATTTCATATTTCGGATATACATATTCGTACTTTGAAACGTCACGGAGAATACCGATCGGTATTTGAAAATTTATTTAATTGTATAGAAACACATTGCACCGGCAATAGCATTGCGGTTGTTACCGGAGACATTGTGCATAGCAAATTAGATATGTCACCCGAACTAGTTCAAATGCTAGTTGATTTCTTTAACGGATTCCAAATACCTACCGTTGTTATTCTTGGTAATCATGACATGAATCTCAATAATATGCATCGCGTTGATGCCGTAAGTCCAGTATTAGATGTTATACGTAATAAAAATATTCATTTTATAAAGGATAACGGACTTTTTGAATTAGGTGGTATTACGTGGAATCATATGGCAGTTGATAAGTCACCGGCGGATTATATTCGAGCAGATCAATTTGATGCTACATATAAAATTGCACTTCACCATGGAGCGGTTAATACTGCAAAAACTGATATTGGTTATCAAATATCAAATGAGCATGTTACTACAGAATTATTTGCAGGTCATGACATTACATTGTTAGGTGATATACATAAACCGGCTCAATTTTTAAATAAAGAACAAACAATTGCATATGCAGGTTCACTTATACAACAAAATCACGGAGAAGCATTAGACCACGGAATACTTGTATGGGATGTTGAAACACGTAGTGCTGAATTTGTACAAATTGAAAATGATTATGGTTATGTTACGGTGGAGACTCAGGGTGATAAGATAACTAATTATCCACACCGAATGCCAAATAAACCTCGTATCAGAATTAAATTTAATGGTACAAGTGCAGCTGGTATGAAAAAACTAATTGCAACTATTCGTAAAAAATACAATGTTCAAGACATAACAATTCAACGTACTATTGATCATGGGGCAACGGTAGCATCATCTAGTTTAGCTATTGGCAATGTACGTGACGTTGAATATCAAAATACATTGTTGTCAGATCATATAGATTTACATTTTCCCCAAGCTACGGCAGAAGAAGTTGATGCAATTAGACATATCAATCGCACAATAAATTCTAGACTACCAGCAGTTGAATCAATCCGACATACAACATGGCATCCGATATCATTTGAATTTGATAATATGTTTTCATATGGCGAAGGCAATGTTATTAATTTTGAAAATTTATCAGATGTATGTGGATTATTTGCAGCAAATACATCAGGTAAATCTAGTTTATTAGATGCAATAACATATACTATATTTGATAAATGTAGCAAAACTGGTAAAGCTAACGAAGTTTTAAATAATAAAAAAACATGGTTCCGAGGTGTATTTTGTTTTGAGATGAATGGAATAACATATACAATTGAACGCCGCGGCACAAAAAATAAAAAACATCCAACTCACGTAAAAGTAGATGTAAATTTTTATACTGATACTGAAAATTTAAACGGTGATGAACGAAGTGACACAAATAAAAGTATTCGTCGTTACCTAGGTACATATGATGATTTTATTTTAACGGCATTTTCTCTTCAAGCAGACAACAATAATTTTATTGAAAAATCACAAAAAGAACGCAAAGATTTACTTTCACAATTTTTAGATATTACGGTATTTGAACAACTATATCAACTTGCTGCAGATGAAATAAAAGAAACGGCAGGGCGTTTAAAGGATTATAAGAAAACTGATTTTGCTGAAATTATAATTAATTCTGATAATATCATTACCGACAATCAAGAAACAATTAATACATTAGAAACTGATGAAGATAAATTGCAAGATCGCCGCAATACATTGCAAGAACGTATTGTTGAATTAATTGAAACTAAAATGCAGCAGTCATATAATGGCCCGGACATTGATGAATTGAAAAAACAAGAAGCAACGCTAATTGAACATATTGAATCAATTCAAACAGCCATTGAAACTGCCGAAGTTGATTTAGAATCATTGATTGCAACTATTGGCGAACATAAAACAACATTGAGTCAATTTAATATACCAACAATAACAGAACAAACAAAACAATACGCAGCAAAAGAAAATTCAGTCAACATACTTTTACAAAAATTACGTCAACAACAGGAAACCATAAATGCAAAACAAGAAAAAATTAATCACCTTGCCGACCATAAATATGATCCGCAATGCCAATACTGTACATCTAACGTTTTCGTACAAAATGCAATCGAAGCTCAAAATACAATTGACCAAGATAGAAACTTATTAGATTCTATAAAAGAAAAAATTGTAACGTTAAACAATGAAATTGAAATATTAAAGCCGGTATTTGAACAAACAGAACAACTTAATACATTACGTAATACTATAGCAACAAAGGCAATTACAAAAGAACGCAATGAATTGCAACTTCAAATACTAGAAAGTGATTTACAAACTCGTGAGTCAGAATTAGAAACGGCCGTAGAACGACAAGAATCATTTCGTCAAAATGAAACGGCAATTAAACATAATCAGACCATTAATATAGAAATCGAATCATGCAAAAAACAGATTACAAATATATCTGATCAAATTAAAATAATTCAGAATCAAATTAAAAATAATTACGGTGCAATCGAAGTAGCAAAAACACAGAAAGCTACCGCAATGCAACAATTGGATCGATATCAACAACTTGAAACTGAATACAAAGCATATGGATATTACTTAGAATCCGTTAAACGAGATGGTATTCCATATGAATTAATTACTAAAGCGCTTCCAAAAATTGAAGCAGAAATAAACAATGTACTTAATCAAATAGTTGAATTTAATATGGTAATGAATACTGATGGTAAAAATATTAATAGTTATATTATTTATGACGAAGATAATTATTGGCCATTAGAATTAACATCAGGTATGGAAAGATTTATTTCTAGTTTAGCAATTCGCATAGCACTTATCAATGTGTCTGCATTGCCCCGTCCAAATTTTATAGCAATCGATGAGGGCTGGGGAAGTTTAGACGCAGAACACATTTCGTCGGTGGCAAATCTATTTGATTATTTCCGCACCAAATTTGATTTTTCTATAATTATTTCACACGTTGATTCAATGCGCGATATGGTTGATAATTTAATTGAAGTAAACAAGATAGACGGATACAGCAAGATTAATCATGTTTGATATTTATATAAAAGATATTAAACGCAATGAAACGCAAAGAAGCTGTATATAAAGGTTTACAATACATTCCGGTTTATTTTCAAGATACATCGTTAACCTCACCGGACTATTTTCAAATAACTGAATTTCCTACACGATTAACTGCTGGTAAAAATTTATTTAAACTTCGAGGTCATCCTACTAATTTGCGAGTAGGCGGTGTATTAAATTTAGAAGTATTAGATTATAACGGTGATCCAATTTATACGGAAGTTGTAGATTACATTGATGAAGACAAGTCTCGTGTAATTGCAATATACATTTACACAGAAACATCTCCAGGTGATTGTACGGTAACCCTAATCTCCGAAGCACAAACCATTAATGGACAATCAGTACCACAAGAATGGCAAGGTCGACCTAATTTAAGATGGTCTCGTACAGTTCCTGTTAATCCAAACGTATCAAATGTATCTGAAATTATATTTTCAAAAGTACCAGAAGTAACCGTTTCTGAACAAGTTGGAGTACAATTAGACCGAATCTATTCCGGCAGTCAACAATTTCCAATATATACCACAGGCACTGTTAGATTGTTTACACTCAATGGTGCACCAGCAATAGAATTAACAGGTGGTAAATTCACCGGAGATATGCAGACAGGTACAATTACAGTTGCTACACCACAATCTCCTACCCCTACGCCTAATTACACCATCATCTCTCCGGCGTATACATCTACGATAAAAAAGATATTATCTGACACTACGGCATTGTTAGATCGAGAATATACGGTTTATAGTAGCCAAAGCATTTTTCCACATACTTACACGGAATTTGCAGCATCGGCCTACTCATTGACATATGAACAAACTCCAACCTATGTTGCAACAGAAAATTCACAATCGTTTGCGTTGTTGCAAATTAAAGGATTGGAACCAGCAACAGGCGATGTATCTCGTATAAAAGTATATACAAACAATAAAGGTACAGTTGGCACATGGGAACTAGTTAATGATGTTGAACTTGAAGAAACAGAAATATTTGTAACTAGCACGGCATCATTGTTTCCAGACCAAAGCATAGGCACATTTACATCACAAAGCATTATCAATGCATATTGGGAAGGATTTACATACGTTGGAAAAACAACCGGAACGGCTCCTACACTTACTTGGTCTACGGCGTCATTGAATAATGCAATGAATATTACTAGTGCAACCGATATTTCAGCTCGAAATGCAGCGTTAGTAGTACAAAATAAATCTGCATATAACGGAGTATTTATTGCAACATCATCATATAAAGTTACAATTGATGCATTAGGTACGAGAGACACCTCCGGACTTAATCCACGCTTATCAGTTTATGTTTCTGGAAGTGCTGTAGCATTTGATCCAACGGATTATTTTAATCAAGAACTACCAAAGATATTAGGCAAACGCATTGGCGAATTAGAAGTAACATCCGATTCACAACGATTTGATGATGTAGTATTTAATTTTGAAACTAACTACAACGGTACCGCAGCATTATTATTTGTGGTAGAGGCGGGACAATGGCAAATTGCCGATGTACGAACAACGACTGATAATGATGCTGGATATTCTCCTAATTATACTAGAATCCGATCTATTATTGAAACGCCACATAAGGCAAACAATCAAATTTCATTTAAAGTGGAATATTATAATGTAGATGGGGTTGTTAGCAAACAAATATCTTATTTATATGATAATGCGTGGCAAGGGGGTAATAGATATATCGATGGTGATTATTCAATGCTTACTGGATCTTTATATGTAGCAGATTCACTAGAATCAGGAGTTGCAATTAGTGGATATAAAAATTCCGGGTTTATTAGATCTTTAGGATATGAAGGATTTGATGCAGGTTTCCCAGGATTTTTATTGTGGAGTGGATCTGCATTAACAGGTTCATTATCTAAATATAATCAACCATACAGTGGTGTTGGATTAGAACTTTATCTAAATACTTCAAGTTATTTTAGATATTCAACTAGCGATGATGAAATTTATGTTGCAACAGACAATTTCTTTTTTGGAAATCCAAATGGAACTTATATTAGCGGTAGCAACGGCAATTTAGAAATTTCATCTAGTGGATTTGTTTTAAATGCAGCCGGCGATGTTACTGCATCATCAATTATAACGGTTGGACCTACCGGTGCAATTCTATTTGATTCTAATAATGAATATGCAGATGCTGTAAATATAGGACGCATTGTTTATTTTAATCGAGATGAATATACATATACTGGCGATTTAACAACAAATCCGCAGATAACATCTATATTTGAAACATTTATATTGCCAGGTGAAACAAGTTTACAAACATCATTCATGTATCAATTTACCCCGTTTATGTCAGCAACAGGAACAATTCGCAGTACATGGTACATTCAATCTGCAAGTATAACTGGTAGCATCGGAACAACAACCGGATATGATTCATGGAGTACTCCTGAAACAATATCATCCGTAGTACAAATTACTCCAATTAATAGTGTTGCAATAGAAGGCGGAGCAAAAAATCAATTAATTACAGCAGGTGCATATTCAACTACATTTGAAAATTATCAAGGACGATATGTTCGAATTTATATGATTACCGAAAGATCATCAACTGGTAATTCTAGTGATATACTTAAATTTAAAGGATTTGTTTATCGAACAAGTCGATTAACAGGAGGTTCTGTTGCCCCCCCAATTAATCCAATACGATGAATAACTTATTATAATATTTATATAAAACGGAAACATAATGAATAAAATAACAACGTTATTTCCAGGAGGATTTAAACCATTAACCGGAGCTCATTTAGCATTAGCAGAACGATATGCTCAACATCCTGATACTGATAAAGTGATACTTTTAATTGGACCTAAAGACCGAGACGGAATTACACGAGAAAAAACAATTGATATATTCAATTTAATTAATCGCAATCCAAATATTACTATACAGCCAACAGAATTCAATTCTCCTATAATGGCTGCGTATGAATACCTATTTGCACTTCCATCTGATGTACAAGGTCGATTTGCTATGGCAGCATCAACAAAAGGAGATGATTACGTACGAGCAAAAGCATTTGTTCCAAATGTAGATAAATACAAAACAATTGGAGATAAACAAGGACGCAAAATTCCTTCTGGAGTTGATGCAACAGAATTAAATATTGACATTGATCCACTACTATATAAATCAAGAGAACCAATTTCGGCATCAACAATACGCGTTGCATTAGCAAATGATGATTATTCCACATTTCGAGCTTCATATCCTAACCAAAACGATGCAGAAGTAAAAAATATATGGCAAATATTAAAAGGCGTACAAGAGTCATTATTTTCTAAAGACTGGTGGACTAAAACACTACAAGAAGATATTAAACAAGTAGTGGAAGGATATATGGATCCTAAAACAGCTGAAAAACATAAACATAAAATTGCTAAATTAAAAAAATTTTTAAATTCTAGTTTTGGAAAACCATTTGTATATGATTTCAAAGATTTTGAAAAAACTGTATATGGAGTTCCATTAACTGAAGCAATTCAAATGATTAAAGAAGGTGGTGCGGCAGGCCATATGGCACACCCATATGATGATCATTCATTGTCATTTGGCGATGTTAAAGAAATTATTGCTAGATCATTAGGTGGACGTTTAGACATTGAAGCCGCAGTAACAGAAAAAACTGATGGTCAAAATATTCAAGTAACATACAAGAACAATCAAATCGGATTTGCTCGTAATAAAGGCACTGTAATTAATCCGATGTCAGTACAAGAAATACAAGATAAATTCGGAGGCCGCGGACCTATATCAGATGCATTTGGAAATGCTGCAGAAGATTTAGCAGAAGCATTTACCCGTGTCAATCCACAAACATTGAATGGTATTTTTAAAAACGGTCGAGTATTTGCAAACATGGAAATTATTTACCCAGCAACTAAAAATGTTATTTCATATGATGTAGCTGTGTTGCAATTCCACAATTTAGTTGAATACGATGAACAAGGTAACACAGTTGAAACTGATTTAACTGGCGGTGGCGTACTGCAAGGCATTATACAAGAAGCAAATGCACACTTACAAAAAACATTTTCATTTATACCACCGCAACGAATTAAAATTGGTAGATTGGAAGATTTTGAAGATCAACAAGCTGCATTCTTTAATGAAGTAGATCAATTAAAAACACGTTACGGACTAAAAGATACAGATTTAGTTTCTGATTATCATAAGGCGTGGTGGGCAGATGTAATACGTGAAAAAGCTCGAGCCGTTGGATATGAAATTCCAGATAACCTATTGTCTTTGTTAATTAATCGATGGGCATTCTTTGATAAATCAACAAGCATAGTAGCAGTTAAAAAACTAATAGACAATCCAGACTTTGCAAATTGGGTAACTGAATTTGATAAAAAAGATTTTAAAACGTATTACAAACAAAATATGGAACCATTTGAAAGCATATTTTTACGCTTAGGTGCAGTGGTATTACAAAATGCTCAAAACTTTTTAGCAGCAAATCCATCTAAGTCGGCACAAGAATTAAAACGAGATTTAGCAGATTTAATTCGAGAATTGCAAACAACTAATGATATTAACAGTATCAAGAAATTAGAACATGAATTAAAGCGTATACAGCGATTAGGCGGATTTGAAGCAATTGTACCATCAGAAGGAGTAGTATTTGTCTACGGCGGCAATACTTATAAGCTAACCGGAGCATTTGCACCTGTCAATCAAATACTAGGAGTATTAAAATACGCAAGGTGATTTAATTGATATGATATTTATATTTATAAAAGAAAAATAGGATTAAACGATGACTGAGAAACACAAAAGCAAATACAAGAAACCAGAAAATACAAAATATAAATCTAGAAAAGATTTGAAAGATTATACGGTAGATGATAAAGATGGAAAACTTAATCCATATTCGACTAAAAATAAACTATCAAATGTGTTGCGTAAAACAGATAAACCTGTGCAAGATGACGGTAATTATGATGTAAAATATAATGCTGATGATCGTTTATATAAAGATCTAGAAGATGGTGAGTATGATGCAAAACATGCAGCAAAAGTATTTAAAAAACGTCAAGATAATGAAGAAAAAAATATATCTGATGTTATTAAGGACAAAGTAGAAAATCTTACTAGAGAACAACGAGAACGATTAGTTAGAGAATATGTCCGCAAAAAAATTGTTAAAGTTATTTTAGAACAAACAACACCTGCACCAGAAGAAGAGAAAGAGAAAGCATCAGCTGATGCACCAGCCCCTGCCGCAGCACCAACGGACACGCCACCAGCTACAACCGACGCAGCACCAACGGATTCAATGGCTCCAATGGATACACCACCACCTGCAGCACCAACGGACACGCCACCAGCTACAACCGACGCAGCACCAACGGATTCAATGGCTCCAATGGATACACCACCACCTGCAGCACCAACAGACACGGCAGAAAAAGATGCAGAAAGTCAAGTATCACCAGAAACTAAAGAAGCATTAGACGTTGACCGGTTTGTACAGTATCTTAAGAAACAAGAAGGCAATATTGCAAAACTTAAATCAATTATCAAAGTAATTGGATTATCATTGGATAAAGCTGAAGTTGAAGATAAAGCAAATGTTTGGAAAATGTTAAAGATTACATCGAATAAACAATTAGCTAAATTGAATACGCAATCAAACAATAAATAATATGTCGAATAATAAGTTACAAAACGTCAAAGCCGTACAACAAATGATTGACGGCACACACAGGTTCCAAACCAAAAAAACAATTGGATTTTCTGATACAGAAGCTACAGCTAAAAAGGCACAACGTCATGTTGTAGGCGATACGTGGGAAGAAACTGATAGCCATGGCAACATATACATTATAGAACAAAAAGATGGATTTCGAATTCGAAAAACAAAAAATTCTGATTTATTTCAAGAAGTTCGAGATGAATTAACCGCATTTACTAATTGTCAAAAAGACATATGTACATGTTACAAAGCAAATCAGCTTGATGAAAAAATGAGAAAAATTCATGGAATGTGTTTTGATTGTGTAATTGAAATGGAACATCAATTAAAAATAAATGGAACGTTCGATGAATATGAACACAATAAAATACGTGAAAATGCATTAGCATGGTTACACGATGCCGAACAAGATGTTGTAATGCTAAGAAAGGCATATACAGAAGTATCCAAATTTGTACTTAATGCCGACGGAGAAACGGAATCATATGCCGCAAAAATGACACCAGACGAATTTGAAGAAAAAATAGAAAAAAGTTTTACAGAATTCAAACAACAATTTTTAAATCGATTAAATGGAGAAAACAATGAAAATAATTAAGAAATATTGGGCAATTATAATAGGCTCAATAGTAGCTGCATTTGGAATGGCAATTGCTATTAATAGAAAAACAACGGTTAAGGCTGTTAAAAAACTAGATAAACAAATTGATAATAATACACATCAAGTGGATATTATATCCGGAAAAGTAGATGCAATTGAAAATCAAAAAACTGAAGTTAAAAAAGATATTTTAACGGCAGAAACTAAAGTTAAAGCGTTAGAAGATAAAAAACAAAATATTAAAGTTGAATTGTCTAAAACAGCAAACCAAGCTAAAACCAATATTTTGAATAAAACTAACAAGAAAAAGAAAAAATGAAAAAATTATTAGTTATATTATTATTTCCTATATTTTGTTTTACTCAAACAACTCCGGATACATGTTTTACCGAACAAGAATTGTTTGATATATCTGCTACAATTGATTCACTTTGGCACGTAGATGAAATAAATACTGAAATAATTGCAAATCAACAACTTATTATTAAAAAACAAAAATCTGTTATGTATTTAGATTCTGTACAGATTGCGTTACAATATCAACAAGTTGCGTTATTGCAGACAAATATTGATTTGTATGTTCAACGTGAAAAACGATTACAACCAAAGTGGTATGATAATAAAAACATATGGTTTGGATTAGGAATTATAACTTCCATCGGATCTGGAATATTAATTAACGAACTAACAAAATAATATGTCTCAACTAACGATAAAGCAGATTATTCAGCAACAATATCAAATGTGTGCTAAAGATCCTGTGTTTTTTATGAGACAATATTGTTATATACAACATCCTAAAAAAGGAAAGATAAAATTTAATTTATTTCCATTTCAGGAAGACTCATTAACAGAATTACGAGATAACCGATACAGTGTAATATTGAAATCACGACAGTTAGGAATATCAACTTTGTCAGCTGGGTTTGCCTTATGGAGTATGTTGTTCAAAGAAGATTTCAATGTACTTGTTATTGCAACAACACAAGAAGTAGCAAAAAACTTAGTAACTAAAGTGCGAGTGATGCATGAAAATTTACCAAGTTGGTTAAAGGGGACTATTGAAGCTGATAATAAACTATCACTTAAATTTAAAAATGGTTCACAGATAAAAGCAGTATCATCCGCAACAACCGGTGCACGTTCAGAAGCATTATCATTGTTAATCATTGATGAGGCTGCATTTATTCGGAACATTGAAGAAATATGGATAGCATCACAGGCTACACTATCAACGGGTGGAGGCGCCATAGTATTATCAACTCCGAATGGAGTAGGTAATTGGTTTCATCAAACATGGGCAGATGCCGAAGCCGCAATCAATGGATTCCATACAATTAAATTGCACTGGACCGTACACCCAGAACGAGACCAACCTTGGCGAGATCAACAAACACAGTTGTTAGGCGAACGAGGAGCGGCTCAGGAGTGTGACTGTGACTTTATTTCATCAGGGCATACTGTGATTGATGGTTCCATATTAATGGAATTTGATGAAAAATGTACAGATCCAATTGAAAAACGAGGATATGACAATGCATATTGGGTTTGGGAATATCCGGACTATTCGCGAGATTATATGGTTATTGCTGACGTTGCTCGTGGCGATGGTGGTGACTGGTCAACATTTCATGTTATAGACACATTAGATGTACGGCAAGTAGCTGAATACAAAGGTAAAATTCCTCCTAATGATTTTGGAAACATGTTAGTAACGGTTGCTACGGAATGGAACAATGCATTGCTAGCAATTGAAAATGCAAACATCGGATGGGCGGCAATTCAGCCAGCATTAGATAGAGGCTATCAAAATCTATTTTATACCTATAAAGATGACGGCTATACTGATGCCGATGTACAATTGAAAAAAGGTTATGATATGAAAGATAAGAGCCAAATGGTTCCTGGAGTGTCGACAACCACACGTACACGTCCATTAATGATATCAGCCCTTGAAATGTATATGCGTGAACGAACTCCTATAATTAGATCTAAACGGTTAATACAAGAATTATTTGTATTTATTTGGCTAAATGGCAAAGCTCAATCACAAAGTGGTTATAATGATGATCTTGTAATGGCATTTTGTATTGGGTTATGGTTACGCGATACCTCACTTAAACTGCGACAACAAGGCATTGAACTTAATAAACGTGCCTTATCCCATTTCACAAAAACCGATCCGGTTATATATACCAACTTGCAAAAACGACAAGACACTGGTTGGACATGGAACAACGGAAATAACGACGAAAGTTTAACTTGGTTGTTATAAAATCACCATGTATCTATAATTAGTTATATTTATATAAAAATAATATATGGCATCATTAAGAAAACGATTACAAAATCTATTTGCTACGAACGTTATCGTACGGGCATATGGAAAAGATCAAATTAAAGTTGTAGATACCAACCGTTTACAAGCAACTGGTAATCTAAATCAAACAAAAGTAGCTGACAGATATACACGATTACATGGTTCAAATCGACATCGTGTTGGTGGTATGGGTGGATATGATTCAAATTATTATATGCATCAAAATCGTATGCAGTTATACACTGATTACGAAATGATGGATAAAGATCCAATTATAAGTGCTGCATTAGATATTTATGCAGATGAATCAACTCTAGCAGATCAATTCGGTGATATGCTAACAATTAAAACAAATAAAACTCACATACAAAAAATACTTTATAATTTATTTTATGATGTATTAAACATAGAATTTAATCTTTGGCCATGGATCCGAAACATGACTAAATACGGTGATTTCTTTTTAAAACTTGATATTGCAAATGAATTAGGTATTATTAATGCTCGTCCTTTTTCTAGTTATGAAGTTGAACGTTGGGAAGAATTTGCTGAAGATACCGGTGAATATAAAATTAAATTTCGTCATGCATCTAGTCCTGGCCTAATGTATGATGTATTTGAAGTAGCACATTTTCGAATGTTATCAGATTCAAACTTTTTACCGTACGGTAAATCGATGCTAGAAGGCGCCCGTAAAGAATTTCAAAAATTAACAATGTTAGAAGATGCAATGCTTATTCATAGAATAATGCGAGCACCAGAAAAACGTATTTTTAAAATTGATATTGGTAATATTCCGCCAAATGAAGTAGATACATTCATGGAACAAGTTATCAATAAAATGAAAAAAATTCCTCACGTTGATGCCCAAACTGGTAATTACAATTTGAAATTTAATTTGAACAACATGTTGGAAGATTATTATTTGCCAGTACGCGGAGGGCAATCATCCACGGCAATTGATACATTACCGGGTATGACTTTTACCGGTATTGATGATATCAATTATGTTAAAGACAAAATGATGGCTGCACTTAAAATTCCTAAACCATTTTTAGGGTATGCAGAAGCAGTTGAAGGTAAAACTACCTTAGCATCAATGGATATTCGATTTGCTAGGACAATTGAACGTATTCAAAAAATAGTAACATCAGAATTATATAAAATTGCAATTGTTCATTTATATGCACAAGGCTATGAAGGTGAAGATTTAGTTGGATTTGAATTAGAATTAACAGCACCATCAATTATATATGATCAACAAAAAGTTGCATTAATGACAGAAAAAATAACATTAGCAACATCAATGAAAGATTCAAAATTAGTTTCTGATAAATACATATATGAATACATCTTTAACATGACTGAAGAACAATGGCTATCAGAACGTACCAATGTTATTGAAGATTTGAAATTGAGATTCCGTCAAAATCAGCTAGAACAAGAAGGCAATGACCCAGCTGTTACCGGAGTGTCATATGGTACACCACACGATTTAGCATCAATGCATATGAGTTCAGATGATGTTGAAGAAAAAGACAAAGGTGGTCGACCAAAAGAAGGAATTAAATTTGGACAACATAAAAATGCATTTGGGTGGGATCCTACCGGTAAAAAAGAATTAGATCAAGCATTTGATGTAGAAAATCAAAAATCAGCATTTTTACCAGATCCTAGACGAGAACGTAAATTAGATTTGGCTCATGAAAGTGTTATAAAAATAATGAAAAATTCAAAATACACAAAAACATCTAATATTATTTTAGAATCATTAGAAAAAGCAAATCCAGCTGATTCTGATGCAGGAACGCTATTAGACGAAAATAATATTTTATAACATATTTATTTAAAAAAAGTATCATATTGATATGAAAAAATTAAAACATTCTAAGTATAAAAATACCGGCATTCTTTTTGAAATGTTAGTACGAAAACTAACTTCAGAAACATTAACATCAGACAAATCAATAACTATTGATATTATAAAAAAATATTTTGGTAGAAATACTGAGCTTTCAAAAGAATTGCAACTATATAATGCCTTGATAAAAGAACAACATAAATCTGAAGCCCGCGCATTAGATTTTATGCGCACAATAAAAGATGCACATTCTAAATTAAATCATAACACATTAAAACGTCAAAAATATAATTTAGTTAAAGAAATTTCTGACAATTTTATATTTGAAAATATGTCTAAAATGCATATAAACAACTATAAAGAATTAGCATCAATTTATATGTTATTTGAATATGAGGAAACTGATAATCCAAAACAAGTAATGGCGTGTAAATTGGTTTTACTTGAACACGCAATGCCTAAACCTAAATTGGTTGAACAGCGAGATCTGGTGATGGAATCCTTTGTAAAACAAGATAAAGACGTCCGGTTATTGACCTATAAATTGCTTGTTGATAAATTTAATACTACATATTCGAGTGTATTATCAGAATCGCAAAAACAATTGTTAAATAAATATATTACGCACGTTAATGATACTGAAGCTCTTAAAGAGTATGTACAAAAGATAATACCTACTATTAAAACAAAATTAGCTAATCATTCTAAACATATTACAGATACGGTAGTTAAAATTAAAGTAGAAAAATTAGCAGAAATGCTTTGCAATGTAGAAACAATAAAAAAATTAAAAGAATCACATATATTAAATTTAATGCGATATATGGATTTAGTTGATGAATTAAATGAGATACATAAATGAAATCATTCTTACAACAAATAGAAGAAGCATTTGAAGCTGTTGATAAAACCAATGATATCATTGATACTCAAGCAAATCATGTAGACCATTTACCCGATGACGAATTAGAATTAGACGAAATCTCAACTTCTGGTGCTGTTGGCTCATATATGACTCCTAATGCATTTGCAAAAGCAGATGATGATACAGTTGAAGTATTAGGAATGAAACGGGTCAAAAATGTACGAGAAGGTATTAATACTCCTCCGAATTATAGACTAGGAGAATATCAACGTCCTGAATCTGAAGAAGAAGAATACAACGAAAAGTTTCCATTTGCAGATGATGAACAGCGCTGGCAACATGCAAAATTTAAGTATCCAACAGAACCATTAGTAGACAAATATAAAAAATATAGCGATCGTCCTGCACACGTAACGGAAAAATCGAGTGTTGAATATGATTGGTCAGGTGTAAAAAATAAAACTAATGAAAGCGTATATGAAACAATGGATACTAAATATGAACAACTCATTGAATCATATCGCAATTTTAAACAAGGTGATATAAAACCTTCCAGTAAAGTAAAACGAACAATTCAAGAAATTGCAATGAAGCTCCGCGAAATAGAAACATTAGTAAGTTACAATTCACGCTTAAAAACAGAATCAGGGGTTACATCATCAAATTATGGTCCGTCGACTTCAAAGGCATTGAATAAAATATCAGAACGATTAATTAAGATATCGGAACGTGTAAGAGCATTAGGAGAGTAAATATGTCAAAGCAATTAATAGTAGAATATATACCATTTAAACCCGTAGGTTCATTAAATGAGCAAAGCGGTGCTGCATATGGAATTCCTGGTGGTATTGTAGTTCAAGGAGTATTGCAACGTGCTGGCGCTAAAAATCAAAACGGACGTGTATATCCTAAAAATATCCTAATGCGCGAATGTCAACGATATCAACGAGAATATATTGATCAACATAGAGCATTAGGTGAATTAGATCACCCAGAATCATCAGTAGTCAATTTAAACAATGTTTCTCACAATGTTTTAAAAATATGGTGGAACGGCGATGATTTATTAGGTGCAGTTCAAATTCTTGAAACGCCATCGGGTAATATCTTAAAGTCACTGTTTAAAGCAGGAATTACTTTAGGTATTTCTAGTAGAGGAATGGGTTCAGTTAAAGAATTACGTAGTGAAGGCGTAGTAGAAGTGCAAGAAGATTTTGAATTAATTTGTTGGGACTTCGTATCAAATCCATCAACTCAAGGTGCTTTTATGCGGCCTAAGGGAATAAATGAATCAACGGATACAAATACAGCAAAAAATAAATATAATTGCGTAAACAGTATTATTACGTCAATATTATGTGATGACGGAAAATGTAGGATATAATAATATGAAAAAAAGTAATTTAGAAATAGTAAGAAATCTTTGGTTAGGCGAACAACCAACCCCTAAGCAAACAGTTTTTAGCGAAAAAGAACAACCATTATCAATTGATGAAAAACGAGCATTTGCAAACGCATTGCAAACATTTTCCTCAATGGCAGAAACAGTAATGGCCCGCGGACAAAAATTGCAAGATACTGTAGAGCAAGTTACAAAAATGGTAGAAACTGCTAGTAAATTAGTAGGCGAATCTGGCGAGGATATGGTAGAAAAAGTTGCAGCAGGAAGACACGTTAAACTAATGGAAAGTGCATTAAAAGCATTTCAACAATCTGCAAATGAAGTAATGATACATGAACGTAGAATGGAATCTGCATTTCAAGACATTACAGAAGCAATGAAAAAATACTATGATGTTCAATAATTTGGATATTGTAAAATAATTTTATATATTAAAGGAAAGTATGATGAATACATTTAAAAAATTATATCGAGACTTTTTTGGCTTAAATGAATCATCTGATCCAAACAGCGAAAAATTAGTCGATGAAGCTAAACTTGTTAATGGTATTGATGAGTATAAGGGTGGTATTGTGTATGCAATAAAAGATCCTGCACAAGCCCAGAAAGTTTCAGATGATATTAAGCAATGGTCTGTAAAAAAAGGATTTACTATAATTAAACGAACTATATCTAAAAATGGCAAAAGTGGTTATTTTTATTTTCGTTTAGGAGAAGACCCGCAAAAAGAAGCTCAACGAATTCAAGGTTATTTTGCACAACGTTTAGAATTAGTCGCATTCAAATTCAAAGTTCGAGGAGAAGCAAATCCAGCTCAAGAATTGCCAGAACCACAAATGCAAACAAAACGGCCTTTAAGAAAAATTTAATAACACATATATGAGTAAAAAAGAAAAACAACACAAATCAATTGTACCTGGCCATGCTACTGCAGTACATGTAGTAGGAACATTTAGAGAAGATTTTGCACAAGCAATGAAAATTTTTAAACGCAAAGTAAAATCGGCTGGTGTTTTAGAAAAAATTAAAGAAAATAAAACTTTTACAAAACCAAGTGCTAAACGTAGACAACAATTAAGTGCCGCCCGTTTTATTCAACATGTAAGAGACTTGCACCGAGATTAATTAATTTATTTAAAAAATTAAGCCCTAGCCTAAAAAGTTAGGGCTTTTTTACTGTTTTTTTTTGTTCATGCCCATATTTATTCTTAGAATACGCTATCCTATCTTATATAGCGTTACAAAATTTTATATTCTTATTAAGATTTACAAATAATCTTATTTCCAAAAAAACAAAATTTAAGGAGAACTAGTATGGCAAAATCAGATTTGCTAAAACAAGCAATCGCCGATGCTAAAGCAGTTAAAGAAACAGCATTAGCAAACGCAAAAATTGCATTACAAGAAGCGTTCGCTCCAAGACTTGAAAGTATGCTACACAATGGCTTAATGAATGAACTTGAAGATGACGACATTGAGGTTAACACAGACTTGGATGCAGATGTAGAGGCTGGAGCCGAAGCCGGTGCTGAAATGGGAGGATTCCCAGATTCAGTTAACGTTGGATTAGATTTCAATGATGATGGCGATTATGATTTAACAGGCCTATTAGGTGGCGACGATGTAGAGGCAGGAGCAGAAGCCGGTGCTGAAATGGGAGCTGAAATGGGCGCAGAGGCAGGAGCAGAAGCTGAAGAAGATGATCTTAATTTAGAAGAAATTTTAAGAGAATTAGAAGAACCAGTTGATGCAATGGATGGTATGGAAATGGAAGAGATGTATCATGAAGGTATGTATGAGCAAGATATGTCAGCAGACGAACCAACATATGATCCAAACATTATTGACGAAGACATCAACTCAATCATTGAAGCAATTCTACGTGAAGAAGATGAAATGACAGCAGATGCAACAGCAGCAGAAGATCCAGCATTACTAGCTAAAGAAAACGAAGCATTGGAACAAAACTTAGAAGAAGCATACCGTACGGTTAGACACCTTACGTCTGTTATCAACGAAGTTAATCTTTTAAATGCAAAACTTCTTTACACAAACAAATTGTTCCGTAACTTTGATTTGAACAACGGACAAAAAATGAAAGTTATTGAAAACTTTGATAGAGCAGTTTCACCGAGAGAAGCAAAATTAGTATTTGCTACATTGGCAGAAAGCTTTAACAAACCACAACAAAAACGCAAGATGGTAAAAGAATCCGCAGCATCTAGAGCAAGTTCTACTACTGCGCCATCTCGACAAACAACGCAAATTTTATCTGAGGGATTTGAAATGGCAAATCGTTGGAAAAAATTAGCAGGATTAATTTAATTTAAAAAAACAAACAAGGAGAAAAAAAAATGAGTTTAAATTCATTATTACAAAGTCCTGATAATTCTCAGAGAGCGGCTGCACAAGCATGTGTTCGTAAATGGGAAAGAACAGGATTGTTAGAAGGTCTTAGAAATGAGACAGAAAGGGCAGGAATGTCTCAATTGCTTGAAAACCAAGCAAGACAATTAGTAAAAGAAGCATCGCAAACAGGTACCGCAAATGGATCTGAAGAGTGGGCTGGTGTTGCACTTCCATTGGTACGTCGTATCTTTGCTGAATTTGCAGCTAAAGAATTTGTATCAGTTCAACCAATGAACTTGCCATCAGGTCTAGTATTTTACTTAGACTTTAAATATGGTACGGCTCAACCAGGATTTGACAATGACAATTCTAATAGAACGGGTGATCCATTTGGTAACCCTAATGCATTAGATTCATTGTTTGGTGTTACAACTACTGGTTCTGACGCAGCAGGTGGTCTTTATGGTGCAGGTCGTTTTGGTTATTCAATCAATGAAACATCTAGTGTTGCCGCAGTAACTACTACTGGTTCTTTGGCAGGATCTGGATCTGTTAACTTTGATGGTAATTTTACAAGTGCATTGACTTCTTATAAAAGAATCACTGTTGCAACTTCTTCATTACCTGGTTTAGATACTTTAGCAGTTCGTTCATTTGCATTAGTTTCTGGATCAACTTCAATTGCTAATTATGCAGCATTTACTAAATTAGATGTAACAACTGTAGGATCTATTGACTTCGTTATTGACTCAGCAGCAGTAACAACTGGTTCTTTCTCATTAACAGTTAAATATAGCAAACAACCAACTGACGTGTCAAGAGGTGATTTTGAAGATAACGTTGGTACGTTCTCTAATGGTTATAATGTTGATGTTGATATTCCAGAAATTAACTTGGAACTACAATCAGATCCAATTGTTGCTAAAACACGTAAATTGAAAGCAGTTTGGACACCTGAATTTGCTCAAGATTTAAACGCTTACCATTCAATTGATGCTGAAGCTGAATTGACTTCAATGTTATCTGAGTATGTATCAATGGAAATTGATTTAGAGATATTAGATATGTTGATTTCAGCAGCTCCAACAACTGAGTTTTGGTCTGCATTGAACAATAACATCTGGAATGGTACAGGATTTACACAAGCAGCTGCTGGTTCAGTTGGTACTGCAGGTGACGGATTCTATAACACTCAAGGTGGTTGGTTCCAAACTTTAGGTACTAAACTTCAAAAAGTATCTAATAAAATTCACCAAAAGACATTACGTGGTGGTGCAAACTTCTTAGTAACTTCTCCATCAGTAGCTACTGTACTTGAGTCTATCCCAGGATTTGCTGCAGACACAGATGGTACTAAAATGGAATTTGCGGCTGGTGTACAAAAAATTGGTGCAATTAATAACCGATACACTGTATACAAAAACCCATACATGACAGAGAATGTAATCCTTATGGGCTTCAGAGGTAGTCAGTTCCTTGAAACAGGTGCTGTTTATTCTCCATACATTCCACTTATCATGACTCCATTAGTTTACGATCCAGTTAACTTCACTCCACGTAAAGGTGTTATGACACGTTACGCGAAGAAAGTGGTTCGTCCTGAGTTCTACGGTAAAGTATATGTACACGGTCTTAATACTCTATAATAGTTAATCAATTTAATTATTTAACTAATTAAACAGAAAGGGGTGGCTTCGGTCATCCCTTT